AGAAGCCCTTATGGAGCATCTAAGGCGGCAGCAAGACACCTTGTTAAAGTCTATCGCGATTCTTATGGACTTTATGCTATTCAAGGATGGCTTTTCAATCATGAAGGAACTCGCCGTGGAGAAGAATTCGTAACTCGAAAAATTACTAAAAATGTTGCAAGAATTAAAAATGCAATAGTAAATAAATTACCATTTGAACCGTTAAAACTTGGTAATTTGGAAGCTAAGAGAGATTGGTCAGATGCCGAAGACTTTATGGATGGCGTATGGAAAATGCTTAATCAAAATGAGCCAAAAGAATACGTATTGTCTTCCAACGAAACCCATACAATCAAAGAATTTGTAGAACTAGCCTTTCAATCGGTCGGCATTGAAGGTATTTGGGTTGGCGAAGGTTTGGAAACTTTATATTTATTGCCTAATTATTTATTTGATTTTATTGAACCAACTCAAACAACACTTGTTAAAATTGATGAACAGTTTTATCGCCCAGCCGAAGTAGAATTACTTCTTGGTGATTCAACTAAAGCTCGTCAAGAGCTTGGATGGGAACCGAAAAATTCTTTTAAAAATTTAGTTGACAAGATGGTTTCTTCTGATATACTCTCTCTGGATGGCAAAGAGTAAGATCAATAAAAAGCAGATACTCGCAAGGCTTACGCTTGTCCCCGCAAAGGATAAGCGTTTGTTTTATATGCGAGAAATGAAGCTTTTGAATGACTTGTGCGAACGATATTCGCTTGAGTTTATGGATGTCGTTTCTTTTGACAAGAAATTTGATTCTCTGGCTTACTTGGTCAGCGAGAAATTACAAGAGACAATGGATAAAAAGTTTCGCGCATTCAATTTTAAGGTTGACTTATCCAAGTATACCAATTACGATATAGGTGAAAAGGTTGGTGAAGATGCCAAGGTAGACAAGAAAATTAAATCATTAAAAAACTTTTTAGATGGCTAAAATTAAACAAGAAAAAGATAAACAGGTATTAAAGTCAAGTTCGGTGCTAGGCTCATTTTTAAAACAAAACGCCGATGATCACTATAACTTTGAGGACGAAATTGACTATAAGGTCTCTAGCAGTTCTTTGCAACTAGATCTAAGACTTGGCGGCGGATTAGGTCCAGGTCTCCACAGATTTTGTGGAATGAACGAAGGAGGTAAGACAAGTTCTGCTCTGGCATTCATGAAAAGCTTTTTGGATACTATTCCAAATTCAAAAGGCTTTTATATTAAAGCGGAAGGTCGTCTCTCAAAAGAGATGCGAGAAAGGTCTGGTATCAAATTTGTTTTCAAACCAGAAGATTGGGAAGCTGGTACGTGCTTTGTATTTGAAAGCAATATCTATGAAACTGTTGTCGCGGCAATGCGTGAACTTGTTACCAAAAACGAAGAAGATAATCGTTACTATTTCCTACTTGATTCTGTCGATGGACTGATCACAAAAGGAGATCTCGATAAAGATTTCGAAGATTCTAATAAGGTAGCTGGCGGTGCTGTAATCGCGGCTAACTTCATGAAGCGTCTCTCTATCGCCCTAGCAAAGAGGGGTCATATGGCAGTATTTATCAGCCAAGTTCGTGCAGATATTAAACTCGATCCATATTCTAAAGCTCCAGTTCGCCAAACAACTGCAACTGGTGGTAACGCTCTTTTGCACTTTGCAAATTTTATTCTTGAGTTTGAACCAAGATACAAGGGAGATCTAATTCTTAAAAACCCGTCCGACAAACAAATCGACGCTGTTAACAATCCTATTATTGGTCATTTCGCAAAGGTTACTGTTAAAAAATCACCAAACGAAAAGACAAATCTTACAATTGCCTATCCGATTAAATATGGTCGCACAAATGGCAATTCAGTATGGATTGAAAAAGAAATCGTTGATCTTCTTCTTTTGTGGGAGTTTATTGTAAAAGGCGGATCGTGGTATACTGCAACCGAAGAATTTGAAGAACTGCTAGCCGAAAACTCTCTTCAACCTTTCGGTAAAGTGCAGGGACTTGATTCGGTATTTAGCAAAATCGAACAAGATCAATCATTGAGCAAATTCTTGATTGGTTATTTCAAAAAAGCAATCTGCGATGAAGTTTAAAACCATTAATGGTTCTTCAGCTGAACTTAAAAACGCCAAAAGATATTTAATTAAATGGAGAGGCAAGAGCCGTAGCAAGTTTCAACTTTCAGTAAAACATTTTCTTTTTCCTTATTGGAAGAATGATATTGTATTCGAAGAGTTTAAACTTGTCGGCACTCGTCTTTCTTTTGATTTTTATAACGCTAACAAAAAAATTGCTGTAGAAGTTCAAGGAAGTCAACACACAAAATATGTTGAGTTTTTTCACGGCAATCGCTTCACATATCTCCAGCAATTAAAAAGAGATGAAAAGAAATTAAAATTCTGCGAAGCTAATGGAATCACTCTTGTCGAAATTTATCCGAAGGACGAAATCAACGAAGAGCTTTTTTTATCGTTTGGCGTAATTTTGTGATTGACAAACTCGAAACATGCATTATTCTCAACTCACATGATCTATAACTTAGAACTAGAAAAACAACTCTTAGCGGCTCTAATCAAAGAGCCAGAAAGCTACTGCGAAATTTCAAACTTCATTAGTCATAAAGACTTTTACAGTGAAGACTCTGGACTTCATAGCTCAATCTTCACTGTAATCAAGCAGGCTATTGACGCTGGCGATCAGATTGATGAGGTGATTGTCGCCCAACGAGTATCGTCATTGGGATTGTCTTTCGAAGACAGGCTCAATCCTTCTGATTATATTCGATCACTCGCTATGCGCAAAGTTCCGCATGGCAATTTAATCAAGACAGCTAAAGAACTCAAGAAGTTCACTATTCGCAGAGAGCTATACGAATCTGCACAAGAGATCGCTCGAAAGATGAAGTCTATTGCTCCAGAGTCAAGCTATAGCCAAATCATTGGCGCAGCAGATGACTCTTACAATTCACGCATCAATCTTTACGAGATTGGCAATGATACGCCTGAAAACATCTATGATGAAATGGAAGCGTTGATCGAAGAGCGAGGCAATAATCCTATTACTGAATTTGGTATGATGGGTCCTCATGAGAAAATCAATGAGATATATGGATCGCTATTGAGACCAGGAAATATCACAGTTATTGTTGCTCGATCTGGCGTAGGAAAAACCCAATGGTGTATGGATTACTCCACAAAGGTTTCTATGAAATACAATGTTCCCGTTCTGCATTTCGATAATGGCGAGATGAGTAAAGAAGAACTTATTATGCGTCAATGCGCAGCAATTTCAGGTGTGCCAATGCATCTACTTGAGACTGGAAATTGGAGAAAGGCTGGAGCGGAAGTTGTGACTAAAGTTCGCGCTACTTGGGCAAAGGTTAAAGATCTTAAATTCTATTATTATAACGTCGGCGGTATGGACGTTGACTCAATGATTAAAGTTCTCAAACGATTCTATTATGGAAAAGTTGGTCGCGGCAATCAAATGATCTTTTCTTTTGACTATATCAAAACAACTTCAGAATCTGGGGGTGGCAAAAATGAATGGCAAGTAGTCGGTGAAATGGTAGATAAATTCAAGAAGTGTATTCAAAAAGAAATTCTTCATGAAGGCGATCCAATCATTCCCATGATTACATCTGTTCAATCTAACAGAAGCGGCATTACTAACAATCGTCAATCACAAAATATTATTGATGATGAAAGTATTGTTTCCTTATCAGACCGAATCACTCAGTTCTGTTCTCATATGTTTATCCTTCGCAATAAAACCGCTGATGAAATTGAAACAGAGGGTCGCAACTTCGGCACTCATAAAATCATCAATGTCAAGGCTCGACATCTTGGTAAAGATATTGCTGGTGCTGTTGAACCAGTTAGAATTGGCGATAACTTGAGAAAGAACTTTATTAATCTTGAGTTTCATAATTTTTGTATTACAGAAAAAGGAGATCTTCGCGATATCGCTCGCGTAATAGAGGGTGGCGCAGACTTACAAGAAGATGAATCAGATGACGTACCAGACTTCGATTGATCCAGTTCACATTAAGCCAACCCTTGAGAAGATAGGGTATCGCTTGATTGACTGTGGTAATCATTGGCGCACGAAAGCTTTATATCGAGGCGGTGACAATGATACTGCTGTCTGTGTTTATAAAAACAGTGGAGTATGGACTGATTTCGCACAGGGCAATCAAAAATTTCCATTTGAAAGATTAATCAAGTTGACTTGCGGCTCTGATCAGCAAGCCATTAAAAAAATCCTATCATCTATAAATAAATCCGAAGAATACGTATATACCGAAAAACAAACAATCGAAATGGACGCAATTTACCCCGAATCAATGCTTAACAATCTGTTCCCAAATTTTTCTTTTTACAAAAAGAAAGGCTTATCAGATGAAACTCTCAATTTTTATAAAACTGGACTCGCTCAATCTGGTAAGATGTATCGTCGTATGGTATTTCCAATCTACAATGAACATGGACAAATCATTGGGTTTAGCGGAAGAAAGATAGACAATGATAATGAAAAAGTTCCTAAATGGAAACATATTGGCAAAAGAAAAAATTGGATTTATCCAGCGTATATTCCAGCTGAAGAAACGGTAGATTCTATCATTCGCAAAACAGGTGAAGTAGTAATTGTAGAGAGCATTGGTGATAGCATGGCTCTTTTTGAATCTGGCATTAAGAACACACTGGTTTCCTTCGGATTGGGATGCCAATCTATCGCGTTATCATATCTCAGTTCTTTTCCAGTAAAAAGAATTGTTATCGCTGGCAACAACGATTTGGAAGGTGAGAATCATGGTTATCTTGGATGCGTTAAAACACTTTTGAATCTTCTTCCATATTTTGATTTTAATTGTATTGAAATTAATCTTCCGCCAGAATCTCATAATGACTTCTCCGATGCATTTACTTCTGGAGTCGATCTGAAAAAATGGTATAATACTCCTGTAGACCGTTCTCAATTCATCAAGGAATTGATTACTTTTGTAGCCGCAAACAAGCAGAAATTTAAAGAAAAAGACCTGTCTATGCTAAGAAAAGTATTAAAATCCGTATGAGTGAACCAAAGAATTCGTTATCTGCCAGTAGAATCAAGACATTGCAGTCTTGTAGCTGGATGTATTATGCTAAGTACGTTCTTGGTATACCCGACAAATCTAATGATGGAGCAAATCGCGGCACTATCTGTCACTTGATATTTGAAGTTCTTGGTGAACCACGTAGAAAAAAAACTTACAATAAAATCATTAAAAGTCAAGATGTATTCGCGGTGAAGTCTATTGAAAGATTGATTCGCAAACATGCTAAGCGTCTTGAAGTAAACGATGATGATAATATTGAGTTGATTAAAAAAATGACACTCAATGGTTTGATGTATGATTTTTTCGGCTTAGCAAACGGCAAACCATCTCTCGCTGTTTCAGAGCAAGACTTTGACATTGTTGTTAATGATGGCAAATTCAAATATAAAATCAAAGGATTCATTGACAAACTTTTTCTTTATAAGAATAAAAAATTTGCGCTAATTCGTGACTTCAAAACCAGCCGCGAAACTTTCAAAGGGAAAGAGGTTAAAGATAATCTCCAAGATTACATGTACAGTCTCGCTGTAAAACATTTATTTCCCGAATACTCTAACAGGGAGAGTGAATTTTTATTTCTCAAGTTTGACTTAGATGATTCAAAAAATTCTGGCATTATTAAAATGGCTACGATTGCTGATGACGACTTGGAAGGATTTGAATATCAGTTAACAGCTATTCAAGAATATC